CGCGTTGGTCACGAGGCCGCATTTCACGGTAAAGACGGAATGGGGAGGGACATTGAAATAAAGGGAATTGGGTTCCCTGTCCGTTTTGAAAACCGTCCCATTGGAAGACGAGCAATCCGCCAGGAGCGGATAACACCTGACGGAAAAAGCGTCAGTGACGGCAGCCAGCCCGGCGGCGTACAGGCGATTAACCGCCGCCGTGTCCGTTACCGCCCCCACGGCCAGCGGGATGTTGACGCCGCCGTTGGCATTGACGGTGCCGTTCGCAGTCAGACCGCCAGCGAGCGTCATGTTACCAGCAGTATCTACCTGCGGGATGGCGGCAAGGGCCTGCTGGGCTTCTGTGGCGGAGTTGGCCGCGCTGGTGGCGGATGTTGCGGCGTTATCGGCAGCCGTGGATGCCGTGGCGGCGTTCTGGCCAGCCGTCCGCGCCGCAGCCTCGGCAGTCGCGGAAGATTGCCGCACATCCCTCCCCAGGCTATCCAGTTGCCGCGCGGTAGCCAGTTCCATCCCTCCCAGGGTGATGCCGTCGTCATAGTCCACCACCACGGTCATCAGCGGGGCCATCGTGCCGTTCACGGTGGGAGGGTTTACCACTTCTGTGATCAAACCGCGTCCGGGGACGGACGGAGTAAGCACGGCGTGCATACCCAAGGCATAGGGCGTCATCTCGGTCCCTTCGCATACCTGGATAATGATCTTGTCCCCGCGTTGCAACGTAACGCCCGGCGTAAATACCCACGTGGCCGTCTGGCCGCTGGACAGGTTGGACACATAGGCGGAGGTTCCGATCAGGCTGTAAACTCCGTCCACCAGCTTCCAAATCCGCAGGCAATACTGATTCAGGGCGGGGTCGGTGAAAAAATAAACGGTGGAAATGCTTTTCAGGCGGCAGCTGTCGGGCAGATGCCCCGCCAGAATCTCGTCTCCCCAAGTGAACGCGTAGCCTCCGACGATGGTCCAGGTGTCGGCGGCATCTCCACTGGACAAGGTGGATTGCCCGGTCACCGCTTCCAATTCCACGCCCGCATCCTTGAGCGCGGCCGGCAATTTATTTGCTACAGCCTCATTGACCAATTCCCCGCTTTCCACCTGTTCTTCCAGCGTTTCCACAAGCTGCTCTGCTTCATCCCGGGCCGCTTCGGCCTGTCGTACAAGTTCCTCGACCACAATGGACGGGTTTTCCACAATGGTCACGGAGCCGTCTTCCGTTTCGGGGATGGAGACATCAAGAGCACCGGCCACGGCCGCGGCCTCATTCGTTCCGTCCGGAGGCGTAACGCGGGACATTACATGCACGGCTCCCTTCAACAAGGGGTATTCTTTGCCCGATGCGTCGGTCAGAAAAATATCATATGCGCCGCATCCGGCGGCCAGCCTCGGCCATGTCACCAATGCCGTACTCACCCCCGTAACGGCACAGTCCAGCATGATCACCCCATCCTGTACCACCGCGCCGCGTAGCGTCATGCCGCTGATGTCCATATCCTCACCGGAAGGAGAAATAAAATGCAGCGCAAGAGACTGCGGCAGGGATTCCGTGGCGTGTACGTTGTAGTTGGCGGCTTGCCTCATGCACGCATTATCGCCCCAACGTGAGGGAGGGTACAACAATGTCAAAATGGGCTACGAACAGTCCTAAATGGGATAAAATTTCCCCGTATGTTTGACGGCGTGCTGACTCTTGCCCACAATAGGCCTGTTGCCCTCTCCTGTCCAAACTCCGGAAGATCCACGAAAGGAAGCCCATATAGCCCCCAGCAAGGCGTCCGCGCGATCAGGAGAAGACAGGTTGCGAGCCTTCATTTTCTCCTTCTTCTCGTTCCTGAGCCTGGAATCGTCCGCATATTCTTTCTTCCGGGTAGTCAACTGCACGAAAAGCGTCTTGTCCGGCCGCCTGGACCTGATATGCACTCGCCCGGTCATGAGTTCCAGTCCGGCGTCATTCCAGCATTCCGCCGAGAGATTGATGTAGCGGTCGCGGTCTTCCGGAGGGTTGTTCCCAAAGAACTCATTCGGATACCAACCTGATTCATTAAAATCGCTGATGACAGCCAGGCCCATGCCCGGAGCGTCCACCCACAAATCACAATCCGCAATGCCCAGCCCCTTGAGGGTGGCAATGCACTTGCGGACACTCTGCACCGTGTCCCGCTGTCGTTCCGCGTATTCAATCCAGGCTTCGTTTCCGTCGCAGATGGCAAGGACTGTTTCATCCCCGCCCGCGGCAATGTCCAGGAAGGCCACGGGGCGCCCCCTGCGCGGCTCGTAGGGCTGCCGCTGACCCCATTCCAGTTTTCCAGGGTCAATGATGTACAAATCTCCTTCCAGCGTGAATTCCGCCAGCACGACGGAACGGAAATAGGAATCATCCTCATTACCCCCCACACGGGCCAGAATGCGGTCAATGCGCTCCTGGGAGATATGGGGGCAATCAAAGGCCGTTACCACCATCGGACAGAAGAGGTCTTTTTCCTCGTGGAAACAGCGATAAAATTGCCCTTCCGGCTTGCCTGGGGATGAAAGGTAGATGCAGAATTGAAGCGTACATCGTTCAATGGCGTCAAAGATTTCATCAGGAACCGTCTTTGCCTCGTCCACCACGAAAAACACGGGGGAGGAAGGATCATCTCCGGTAAACTCGTCAACGTCAAACAGACGGGCTTTCTTCTCGCTGCGGGGGTCTTCCTCATCCTGTTCCTTCCGCTCATCCTTGAATTCGTCCGTCACACGCCCGTGCCAGCCTTCCGCCTTCCCGGCGTGGTTGGTGGAAAAGCCTTCGATGAATCCCCCTTCCGGCGTTTCCACGCGGCAATTCTTGAGCCATTTCCAGCCCGCAAGGGATGGGTTGTTCCGGTGCCGTTCCAGGGCAGGCCAGAGCTGGTTTTTTACCTGGCGCCATGAGCCGGACGTAATAGGCATACGCCCACGGGGGTAGCGCCAGAGAAACCATAGGGCAAGGATACCAATTACCTTGTCCGTCTTGCCGGAACCATTAGCAGCGCGCAGGGCAACCCGCTTTCCCCGGGCAGCCCTTTCAAGGGCCCGCATCTGCCATTTGTACAGCCCTGTTTCCCCCAGAATCAGGGCGGCAAAGATGACGGGAGAGTCTTCCGGCCTGACCGGAGCCCCTAGCTTTCTTCCTCTTCGGACCATATTTCTCTCAAGGCTGTCACTAACGGAACGATTGCTTCTGCTGGAAGTTTATGGGTCACCTCTACGTTTTTTTCTCCACCTTCCAGAGCCAACGCCGCACGGTCTCCGTACTTCTTCGGCATCAGCTTGGCAAGCATCCATTTGAGTGTGTCTATTTCCAACTTGACCGCCTGCAACATGGTTCCCCCTATTTCGGCACGTGGGGCCACTTCATGCCCTTTCTCCACAAGGTCAAGCAACTTGTCTTCTAGGGCGGCAAGCCGTTCCTCGCACGCGCGCGCGTATTGGTTTGCAAAATCCACGTTCTCTCTGGCCCAATTCATCACCGTGGGATGGGGAATGCCTTCCTTTTCGGCAGCCTTCCTCAGACTATCCCCGCAACGTATATGACCGCAAATGCGTTCAGAGAGGGCAGCGCTATACCTGGAAACATTTCCCTTCTTCCCGGTCCTCTCTTTCTTCATTTCGCATACTCCTTGTTGATTTTTTCCCACCCTGCCGGAGGTATATCGTCCTGGCGGGGAACGTACGCCTTTCCGGAGAGTTTCACATATCCTTCAATCCAGCGCAGCCCTTCCGCGTCAATACAGCGTTCAAAGCTGGGGCAGTCCGCGTTATCGTAGAGGATACTATCAGGTTTACGCTCATAAGCGCTACATTCCATACTACCCGGGTTGAGCTTCTTCTTGGAGCACAAAAGGCATTTCATCAGGAGAGGGTGGGATGTTTTGCATCCTTTGAAATCAGACTCCCAAATTCTCTTGTGCGCTGGTGATGTTTCTTCTTTCATATCATTATTGTATCAATTCACAGTCAATGATCAATTTCCCGTTCTGATTATGGAATTGGAGAAATTTGAGGGTTCCTCCCTTCTGGATGATGATTTCATCTTCACTGCTAAAATAGGTTTGCGGGCTAAGGCCGTCCCAGTCCTTACCGGCCCCTGCCCCGAATCTGGAAAAGGGCTCTGCATAAATGGCACGGGTTTTCTTCTTCAGGAGAATTCTGAACAACACGGGACGGTTCATGAATCCTTTCCCCTCCGCTACGGCAGCAGACATGAAACCTTCGTCTTTGAGAGGGTTTCCCACTACGGAGAGATTGAGCATATCAACCAGCTCGTCTGTTATTTCTTCTCCTTTCCAGTTCAAAGCGTCTTTCAATTCCTTGTAAACCCCACAGCCACGGAAAACAACCATGTCTTGAGGCACTTTGCATCTGTCAATGACTTTGGCGATCTGTTTCGCCTTGGCGTTGGACTTCCCCTTCCTCAAATCGTTGTTGATGCGGGCATATCCATTTCCGGTGTAGGAAAACAAAGCGTTCTTTTCCAGTCTGGATGCCTTTGCCCACACTTCCCCGGTAACGCTTCGCAAAAGGTCATCAGCTTCCTTATCCGTCAACGGGGCAGGCATCTTCACCTTGGGGACATCTCCCAGGCTGACCGTGTGCGTGACGGCTGAGACTGGCGCAGGAATGGGAGCAGAGGGAACCTTGATGACTTTCTCCGCCGTTTCCCTGGCCTTTTTCGCCACTTCCTGTGAGGGAAAGACAACCTCATCAGATTTGTCCTGTTTGACTCCCCAGCGGTCTTCATAGACCTTTTTCAATTTGGCCTTCAGTTCCTCCGGCAACTTCGCCGTACTGGCCTTCTTGCCGTACCCGTACCGTTCAATCAGGTCAATCCCGAAGCGCTCCGCACCCCTTGGACGCTTCAACGGCTCCCCGGGTTTGAGTAGTCCCAGCCGTTCGCATTCTTCCCGGGAAACAGGCTCCTGATCCATGTAGGAGTTGAAGCCGAACGGCGGCCAGGGGACCTCAAAGCCCCCGAGGCTGGCGGCGTTCATTTCGTCTGCCCAAAAAGTAAAGTCGGTTTTAAGCCGGACAGCATCTTCGTTGACGACATGAACAAGCCGCTTTGTCTTGGCTCCCGGAAAGCGGATGAACCGGAAAGCAGGCCATGCTTTGAGATTGGCTGGTTTCATGGATGCCTCCCATTGAGCAGCCCCAATGCTTTGCCGGACGTTGGTCTTGAAAATGAGCTTCAGACGGGCCAGAGCACCGATGTTTTTAATATCGTTGTGATACTTCGGGCCTTCGGCGTCCGGTGGAACAAGCCCCTCGGTTTGGAGCCATTGAAGTGCCTGGTTGGAAAAGTCCGCGGCGCTTCCTACCTTGATAACCGTTTCCCCATTGGGTAAAGTCTCCTTTTCTCCTGTCAGATAATTCTTAATCAACCTGTGCAGCCGTTCCAGCAATCTGATATTCTCCACCTTGGAAGAGAAAAACTTGTTTTCCTTCATGGCAGCGTTCAGAGCAGCCCATTCCTTTGAATCCATGCCGGAGGGTGTGGGATGTTTTGCCAGGAATTTTTCCAGGGGTGTTACCATAGAGGCAATTCTGGATGTTCAAAGGGGGGAGGTTCAATCTTGCCAAATTGGGCTACGTGATGTTCCAGAATGCGGACGGCGGGAAGACGGTAGAGTCCGGCGGATTCCAGAGCATTGATAATGCTGTTGGCGCGTTCTTCGGCTTCCTGTCTGTCGTTAGTACCAAGTCCCAGCTCGACAAGTTTGCCTTTCTTTCTGGGATCCACCAGAAGCGTTAAGCGCAGTTTGTAGGATCCGGGCTTTCCTCGCCGCGTCGGCTTGTTTTTTCGCAGGGATGGTTTGGGGGGTCTCATTTGTTGGTGACGGGATAATTCTGTTCTTCCTCGTATTTTGTGAGTTCCGCGGTCCAGCGGAATTGAATACGCCCCAGCCGGCCGAAGCGGTTTTTGCCGATGATCCACTGCGCTTCCGTGGGGTCGTGCTTGTCGGGCTTGTACATGTAGGGGCGGTGGATCATGATGATCTGGTCGGCGTCCTGCTCAATGGAGCCGGAGTCGCGCAGGTCGGAAACGACCGGTTTGCCCTGGGCGTTCCCGGCTCTTTTTTCCACGTCGCGGTTGAGCTGGGCCAGCACCAGGACAGGAATATTGAGTTCCTTGGCCAGGGATTTGAGGCCGGCGGAGATTTCCGAGACTTCTCGTTCACGGCTTCCCCGGGCCTGCTGGGTCGTGGAGCGCACCAGCTGCAGGTAGTCCACGCCGATGCATTTGACGCCGTGTTCCCGGACCATCCGGCGGCCCCGGGCTCTGATGCTGTCGATGGTAAGGGAGCTTTCGTCGTCGATGTGCAGCGGGGCGGCCGTGATTTTTCTGACGGCGGCCGTGAAATGCTGCTGCTGTCCGACCGTCATCGGCTTGCCGCGGCGGATGTCGTCGGAGTTGATGCCGGCCATGCCGTAGAGGATGCGTTCCAGGAGCTGGGATTTCGGCATTTCCAGGCTGAACATGCCCACGGGGGTTCCCCCGAGGCAGATGTTGGTGAGGATGTTGACCAGGGCGGCGGTTTTCCCGACTCCGGGCCGGGCGGCAAGCACGATCATGGCGCCGGGCTGCAGGCCGTCCAGGGTCAGGTCCAGGCGGCGGTATCCGGAGGAGATTCCTTTGATGGCTCCGGGGTTGTTCATGCGCCATTGCAGGTTTTCAATGATGGTTCCCACGGCTCCGCGGATGGTTTCGGTCTGGCGGACGCCGCACCGGTCCCGCAGGGCGGACATGCCGCGCTCGGCTTCATCAAGGGCTTCTTCCGCGCTTTTGAGCTGATCGCCGGCAGCTTCCGCCATCCGGGAGGCAAACGCGAGCAACGCATGCTTTTTGGCGGCTTCCGTGACCATTTCCAGGGCGGCGGCGGTTTTGTACCGGGCAAGGGCTCCGTAGGTGGCCGTTTCCACGACTCCGGCGTGTCCTCCCACGGCGTCAAGCTGGCCCTGGGCTTCAAGGCGGGCGATGACGGTGAGGGCGTCCACGGTTCCTCCCGTGCCGGCGACGGTTTCCAGGGCGGTCCAGATTTGCTGGTGCGCCGGGAGGCTGAATGTCTGGCGGCTGATGCCCTTGTCCCGGAGGTCAGCAAAGGCCTGGGAGCCGTCCATTGCCTGAGAGAGCACCAGTTTTTCGGCGTCGATGAGTGTCTGAGAGTCGATCATGTTTTTTTGAAATTGTTGATTGTTAAAGTTCTTCAAGGTTGCTGTAAGGGTCTTTGTCTCCGTTCCCAGGGGGTGGCGGATGGTTGACGGCGTAGGAGGTGGCGAAGCTGATGGCGTCGGATTGCCATTTGGTCACGGGGATGCCGTTGCGGGTCCAGTTGACGGCATCCCGGCTTCCCCAGTAGGCTGTGGCGCAGTCCGGTATCTGGTCGGGGGTTAAACGCACACGCCCCGCAAAGGCCGCGGCCCGAAGATGGTCTTCGACTTCTTCCACGGTGCACGGAGAGGGGGTAAGGGGGTGAATTCCTTCCTTCCCTTCCTTCCCTTCCCTTACGGTTTTCGGATAGGTTTCAACATAGGGGGCTACGTTGGTTCCTATTTCGGTTCCTACGTTGGTTTCTGAAATAACCGACGTAGGTTTTTCTTCGGTTTCCACGTCGGTTCCTGTGTGGGTTTCAACATGGGTTTTCTTGGGGCGGCCTCCTAATTTTCCATTTTCACGAGCGGTTTTCCTTTTGGTTTTCAGGGTTTCCTGAATTTCATGCGGATATCCGAATACGATGAGATTGTCGCCGTCAAAGTGGTAGAGTTCGTTTTCCACGCTGATTTCCTGATCCGTCACGCCGCAGGTCTGCATCCAGCGGCGCATGCCCCAGGAGCGGCAGCCCTCAATGATGCCGCCGTTTTCCTGTTCGCAGCACCAGGCCAGCAGAGAGATCCAGGTGGCGCGCTGTATGGGTTCCGCCCCGATATATTCGGGGCTGGAAAACAAGGCTGTTGGGATGTTGATGAATTCCATAATCAAAAAAGCGTCAGTTGGGGGTTGTAGATTTCATAAAGACCAGGAAGACGGTCTTCCCGCGGCGGTGTCCGAACAAAGGTTCATGGCTGGCCAGTTTCAGAACTTCCGCGGTTGAAACCTGATCCTCGCACCACTTGAACACCAGAATGCCGCCCGGTTCCAAAACCCGGAAACACTCCCGGAAGCCGGATTTCAAATCCTCCCTCCAGGTTTTCTGGTCCAGTTTTCCGTACTTCTTGGCCAGCCAGGATGATTCCCCAGCGTGAATCAAGTGCGGAGGGTCGAATACCACAAGGCGAAACGCCCCGTCGTTGAAAGGCATCTTCCGGAAGTCCCCGACGACGTCCGGCTTGATTTCCAGGGTTCGCCCGTCGCAAAGCATGTGCGTTTCCTCCCGGCGGTCCATGAACACCACGTCAGGATGGCGGCGGTCAAACCAGAACATGCGGGAGCCGCAGCAGGCGTCAAGAATGGCTTTCATAACACTGCCTCCTTTCCGTCCGCCGCCATATCCACGCCAAAAGCCGCGGCGTATTTCTTGGCCTCTTGCGGGTCTTGCAAATAGCCCAGCAGGAAACGCAAGGCATCTTCCACCGTGGCTTTTCGCATTTGGAGATTGTTGTAAAGATGCTGAACGGCAGTGCCCTTGGTGTTGCCGTAGGCAATAAACCCATAGTCATCATACAGGTTGCACAATTCTTGGAGCATATCGACATTCCCGATAAAAACGGAATATTGCGGCCTGCACCAAGATCGATACGTTCCGATACGGTGCTTGTTGGCCTTAGCCCAAGCATCCACCTCCGGGGGCAATCCCACGGCGTAGGGTTTCCGTGCAAGGTCACGGGGTGGCAGGTCAAAGAGGTACTTCTTCATTCTCCCTCCTTTCTCGGGTTCCAGTTGTCGGAAACATAATGGCTTCGTGAGCACGTATCGCATATGTATGGAAACTCGTAATCCCTATTCAGGCAGGTTTCGCAACGGCGGCGTTGCCACGCCCGGCACGCTGCCCGTCTCTCCCTGACTAATTTGATAAAAAATTTAATCTCGGAATGCTTCCAGCAATCTGCCCGTTCCTTGGGTGTCAGTTCGCAGTAACTCTCTCCATAGATTCGTCTTGAATAGTTACGAGCTTCTTCAATTTTATTGAAAAGAAATGCTTTGGCCGCGCCAAACTCGTAAAAAGCTTTCTGTTCAGGCGTCAGTTTCATGCGAGCCTCCTTTCTAAGATGTCTGCTTGCTCGTCAGTAAGGTACTGCCACGACTGCGGCGGGCGAGTCAGGCCGATGACAGAGAGCGGCACTGTGGAAATCCTCACGGGGTCCTGGACGCCCCAGACATAGCAAGGCAGGTAATTCCGCAGGCGCTCTTCCGCCACGCAAGCTTGGTTCATGGTCCATTCTAAAATTCCCTTTGGGGGATATGGTCGAAGTCCAGCAGTGACAACTAAACGGCACTTGCCGATAATAGCCCGCGCCCCGTACTGGCCGGATTCATAGAGCCACAGTGTGACGTGTTCTCCGCGGGGGATGCGGGGTGCGTTTTTACGCAGTTCCCATCTCTTTTCCCCGTCCATGATAAAACCGGAGAAAGGCCGCCTGACGGATAAGAGGATGTTAATCATTGCTCCGTCCCTCCCTCCTGTTCGAGTTCCCAAGGCCATCTAATGACATGAGTATCTGCAATCGTGAATACCGGTCTTCCTTCACCTCTCCTCACGTCCATCATTGCTAGATTTTTATTAACGTTTATCACTTCACAAATGCTTCCATCCTCTACTTGCAACTTGTCCCCCGGCCAAACCCTCATGATGGGAGGAAACAAAGAAACAAGCCTATCCATATCTTCAATGCACGCTTTCTTGGTTTTCCAAAAATGGGAACTCTGGAAGAAGCAGTTGTAGCAACCAGCAACCCAATCGGTTGTTATCCCATGGACATCATATCCTCGTATGGCTTTCAAAGGTGTGCCGCAAAGAGGGCATTTAGGCGTTTTCTTTTTCATAGTCTTTAATCAGTTCATCCACGTCATCCTTTAATGACTCGCTATCATCCTTTAATCCGTCCAGATCCCATTTCAGGCTGTCCAGCTGATTGGAAAGGATACGCAGTCTATCCAAAAAGGACTGATATACCTCTTCTTCTTCCATTTTCTGCGGACCGCATTCCGTGCAAGAATCCATGTCCACAAAAATTTCCCCGTCTTTTTCACAAGCCCGGAGCGGGTAAGCGCCATGGCCGGGTTTATCGCAATAGACATTGTTCATTTTAATTTATCCTTTCTTGATTTTAAGTTTTCCGTTCGGACCCATGGTCCAGTCGTCAAAAGTGACGGTGCCGGACAGGTTGATCACGGGGTAGGCGTCATGTGGGTTAATGTGGTAAGTTCTCTTCTTGTGCTTAACCAGGAGATACCCGCCTTTCAGAGCACCGGAAACGGTGCCTCTAACGCCCATAGCCGTTATTTGCTGTCCGATCCGGAAGCAGGTGCCGCAAATGGCGTTGAGGTCATCCAGATCGGCCTGTGCGGTTTTGGTGACAGAGGCTTTTCTTCTGCGGTTGTATTCCTCCATCCAGAGCCGTTTTTTCTCTCTTTCTTCCGGGCTCATTTTCCGAGTTCCTTTCTTTTGTAGGTTTCAACGGTTTTTGTTTGATAATCACAAAAGCCCTCCTGGTTGAGGTAGCAGCGGCCAAACTGGGCCAGGGCAAAAGCGTCCGCCTCGTTATTATTGCTCATATCCGCCGCCCAATGCTGAAAAACGCGTTTGAGCATCAAATCCTTTTCCGCATTGCCCTTCCCCGTTGCAAATTTCTTATTGGTGGCAGGTGCAACAACGATGAAAGGTATTCCCATGTCCAGGAGCAGGAGGCGAATAACGCCGCCCAATTCCGCCAGCCCGGCCATGCCCTGGGAAGATCCATAGGAATACCCCTCAATAACAGCAAGGGAAGGCTGTGTTTGGTTGATGATGTCCAGCACCGCATTGCGGATTTCAGAGAGACGTTTAACGCTCCTGTTCCTGGATTTGATGACGCCCCATTTAGGGGAACCATCCCACACCAGAGCCCACCCTGTAGCGGTTAGCGACAGATCAAGACCCAGTACACAGTTGTTCATAGCTGTTGATTAGAAGGGGATTTCGTCTTCTTCCGCCGGCGGTCCCGCCGTGGCGCTCATGTGGTTGTTGGCCGGCAGGTCCGCCGGGCGCGGAGGCAGGGGCGCTCCGCCGCGCCCCGCCGCTGCCCTGTCCTGAGCCGCCATGATGGCCCGGGCTTCGTCCGGCCCCAGCACGTCTTCGCAGTTGCTGAATTCGGGATAAGTCCCGTCCGCCCTGGGCTTGTCTCCCTGTCTGACGCTGAGCCGGACGTAGCAGGGTTTGCCGAGGTATTCCGCCGGGTTGATGATGACCTGCTGGCCGGGTTGGTAGACGTTCCCGGTGACGTTTTTGACGAACAGGTCGATTTTCCAGGCCAGGTCTTTCGAGGCGGTCAGGTAGTAACGGACCGTCGCCGCCCCTTCAGGGCCGAAGGCTCTGATGTGGACGGCCAGCTGCGGGCATCCCCGCGTTTTGGCGCCTTGGGAGATTCCTTCTTCCATTTTGACGATTTTTCCTTCGTAGACGCCCGCGGGGAGAAATCCGTATTCGCTGGGCTCGCCTTCTGATATGTAACTGAACATAATGGTTATTTGGTGGTTGCGGTTTTGGAGACGGAGATTTTTTTGACGTAGGAGGAGCCGGCCCCCGTCCTGACCAGTTCTTCCGGGAATTGTTGTTCCGGCAATGCTTCCGCGAACAAGGCGCGGAAGATGTCCGCCTTGAGCGGGCCATAGGATTTCAGGAGTTTCGGGACGCCAATCCAGGTGGCGTATTTGGCGACGTCTTCCGGAGCGACGGTGTCCGTGCCTTTCCGGGAGACGCGCCTGAATCCGGGGACTTCCGTTCCGTTGTTGAGGTAGTCGAGGATTTTTTCTTTTCCCTTTTTGACGTAACTTTCCAGCACAGCCGCCTTGGTGACGAATTCCGCCAGCCTGGACGGGTTTTCCGCGATTTCGGCGAAGCTCGCTTCCAGCGTTCCGGCTTCCGCCAGGGACAGCATTTCCTGCGCCGCCCGGTTCCGCAGCGGACAGGTGTCCTGCGAGGCGCACCAGCCGCAGTAGTCGCAGAGGCGCGGCCCGCCGCCGCGATCCACGGAGTCCACCACGTCGTTGACGATGGAGATTGCTTCCCGGTAGGTGAATTTCCGGGTGACGATTTGCTGCTGGTCGCAGAAGAGGAGGTGACAGGTGATTTCATCCAGGAATTCTCGTTCCATGAAGGATTTCGCGTAAGAGGCCTGCTGTTCCCAGTAGTTGCGGATTTGGCCGCTTTTGAGGTCGAAGAGTTTGCCCAGCGCGGGGCAGAGGCAGTCCGCTTCGCCGCCTGTCACTCGGGGGTGCCATTGCGGGAAGGCGCAGCGGTTTTTGTCGGCAATGACCTCTTCGCCGGAGCAGAGCGTCCGGACCGTTTTCACCGCCCAAAGGATGGATTTCTTTTCATCGGCTTGCAGGTGTTCACACGCCCTGAATTCGTCCACGCCCATGAGCAGGTCCCGGAAGGCGGCGTCCATCCGGGTTCCCCGCTGGGCCGCTTCCCCCGCGTCGGGGGAGGAGATGAAGCAGGGGCATTGCGCCAGCTTGGGGAGCAGGGACGGCCTCAATAATTCCGTGACCGGTGCCGGACGGAGTCCGGCAATGTCAGAGAGGATTTTTTGCAGGTCGTCCAGGTTGACGGCGTATTCCGCTCCGTCCAGGGAGAGGACGGCATGCCCGGTTTCGCGGGCGACGTTGATGCAGGAGACGGTTTTCATCGGGCGGTCGGGGTGTTGTGCTGCAGAACAGCCGTGTTGAACCGGTCGGGGGCGGAGAGGATGAAGGAGGCGAATTTTTCCGAGACGGCTTCAAGGCCCTGCCCCGGCTGGATTTCCTTTTTGTACACGAGGAAGTTCAGAGCTCCCGGCACGTCGTTGATGACCGCGGCCAGCTGGTCCGCCAGGGAGGGATCCGGTTTTTCCTGTTGTGCGGGAAGAGGCTCCTGTTTTTCGCCGGCCGGAGCGTTCCCGGAAGGTCCGCAGCCCGTTCCAAATAGCAGGCGGGAGATTTCCTCGGCGTCCATCGCCATGACCGCGGGCATCCCGTGCCGGTTTTTGGCTTCCCAGGTGGCCCGGTGCTCCGTGTAGACGGCACGCAGTTCCCCGCCCTTGGCCTTGCCTCCGTCCGTGAAGGTAGTCACGTAGTTGCAGAACAGGATAGCGTCCCCCCATTCCTTGAGTTTTTCCTTGGCGGTAATGGCCTGTTTGGCCGGAGCGTTGATTTTGATGGTGTACATGGTGTAGGCTTCCCCTTCTGGAGGGTTCACCGTTTCCACGCGGCAGTGGCAGATGACGGCAATGTGCAGTCCCGCGTTCCGGCAGTTGTCAAAGACGGAAAGCAGGTTGACGAACATTTCGCTGGCCTGGGCGTACCCTTTTCCATATCCGATGCTTTCAATGGAGGAGATTTTTCCGTCTTTGGGGGAGGCGTTGTAGTCCCTGATGACCTGGCGGGCGCACATGTCCCACAGGCGGTCTCCCGTGTCGACGACGAGCGTCCGGTAGGGGAGGCTTCCGTTCCGGGCTTCCTTGTAGATATCCTGCAGGGCTTCCAGCATGGCGCCGTAGTGGTCTACCTGGATACGGTCCACATTCATGTGTTGGGTTCCTTCTTCCGTGTCCAGGAAGAGGGGGGCGGGCAGCCCGGCCGCCAGCGTGGATTTTCCCACGCCTTCCGGCCCGTAGATGATGACACGCTGCGGCCGCTGCTGCACTCCGCGCTTGATGTTTTGTAATAGGTTCATATTATTGTTTTGTTTGATTGTATTCGGGTCGGGTGTCAGTTCCTGCTGGCCCCGGCCATCTTTTTTCAGGTAGTTAGAAATTTGCATTGAACGAGCCGGTTTTGCGGTAGCGCTTTCCAGTCGTTGTATCAGAGAGTTGTTCAATAATGGCGGTTGTAACCCGATTCAGGTCCACGTAAAGCACTCCGCCACATTTGACAATCGGAAGCAGTTTTTTACCGTCGGCGCTTTCCAACATAGCTCGGCTTGGTTCAGAACCTCTGGCAAATAGTCCGCATTGGGCAAACTTGGAGAGCCTTACCAGCCGGGACGGCAACGGGGGAGCAGTGATATTGATATTGATTTGAGGAACCCCGGCAAATGTCGCATCGGCGTTTTTAGGCCATGATTGAGACAGGGCATCGGCCAATCTTTTTGAAATGTCTCTGACCACTTGTTCAGGCAATCTATGGTCTTGGTTCATAATCACTTAATGTTAATGTAAATAAAATAAACAATCGTGAAGATACCAACCAGCAGAGCGGAAAAGACAAGGTTCTGTACGATACCGGGCCGGGGCTTGAGAGCGTTTTCCGGAAAGTTCAACGGGCAACCGTACAGGAATTCCATTTTCGAGGCACGGTCGCGGCGCATCCAGTATTGTTCGTTCGTCATTTTTTTCATTGTTGTTCAGGGTTGGGTTAAAGCTCGTGCCAGCCGAGCAGCTTCAATTCTTCGATCAGGGCTTCTTCCATGTCAGTCGTCGTAGTGTCCGTCAGGGTTGTCGCACTGCGCGGCGTGGTCAAAATCCCATTCGTCGATTGCCTGTTCAAGATGCTCCAGGAGTCCGACCGCGGCGCCGTAGGAAATTGGTTCGCCATTCACCCGGATGCACCGGTCTTCGTCATCATATTCGATAATCATGATTGTTTCTTTCTAGTAGGCCGTTATATTGAAGTTATGGGCTTAATTGAAATTAACGGTGATTCGGAAATGAGGGTAATCAACACAGACTATATCGTCAGTATGGGCAAGGAGCGGTACTCGGAGCACTACTCTCTTGTTCTGGCAACTCCTGATGGCCGTTACTCTGCGCGGATTTGCCTGAGCGACTCCGACTATCAAAAAGTCTTGAATGAACTTCGGCGGAAAGTTCATGACGGCGAACTGCCAGCTTGAACCATAGCCCTTCTGCAAAAACCATCAGTGTTCCTTCCAAGGACGGAACTTCTTCAAGTTCTTCCAGGACGGTAACAGGTTCGTAATAGGAACCGATAACAATGCCATTACAGCCTCGCTCCATAATGGCTCCATAGCTTTCGGTCTGAACAGTGAATATTTTCATGCCGCGGGTTTCTTGGGGTTCTTCGGGCGGGGGAGATCGCGGGCCGTGGAAAGGTGGACACGGAATCCCCTGCGGAATGATTCTCGTTCAATGATGCGGATAATAGCCTCCGAAGGTTTCAACCCTTCTTCCGCTTCGGCCAGCAGATGGCTCTTGCAGCCGTCCGGTAATTTGTCTAAGTCGATTTCTGTTTTCATGATCTCTCGTAGTTGATGAATTCTTTTTACGCATAAATCATGAACACGTCAACACGTATTTCATGATTTATGCGTGATATTTTCTAATCAATAGGTTGACTTTTCATGAAATGTGCGTAAAATCAACGTATGACGCCGACTAAAGAAGACGTAAAAAAATGGCTCAAAACTATAGGCAAAGATCGCTTTTGGCTGTCGGGAAAACTCAACACGCCTAAAAGAACCATAGACAACTGGCTTGCTCCCGGAGGGGCATTCCCTGCTTATGCAGTTCTTCAGCTCCAAAAACTAATGAACGGAGAAGCCGAATCCTCTCCCCGCATCGTCATCGACTTCACAGATGAAGAATGGGACATCATCTGTGAGGCCGCTAAAGCCCACAAAGAAACCTTCTTGGAATTCGTCAATACCGCCATTCAAAACGCCGCCAAAGAAAAAGAAGCTGCTCGTAAGAAATTTACCCCAGTAGAAACATTTACAGCCCCCTCCTTGGAAGCCCAGGGACAAATCATCGGCAACATTGCCGCCGGCAACCTGGCGGATGGAGACACCATTCCGCAGGACATCCGGCTATACCGTGAACTGGAAAAAGGGGAATACCTGCTGCGCGTGAACGGCCATTCTATGGAACCTTCCATTCCGGACGGCTCCGTAGTCATCATGAAAAAATACACCATCCCCCCCATCCCCAAACCCGGAACCATTGTTCAATACCATGATGAACGCGGCGTGACGCTCAAAAAACTGGTCCGCAGGAAAAACCCGGAAACCGGCAAAATGGAATACACCCTCCATCCCATCAACCCTGCCTTCGGAGACATCGAACCGATGGACGGCGGCAAAATCTCCGCTCTATACGTAGAAACCCTGGACAGGTGGGAGAAAGCTTAAATTACTCCTCCAATAAAAACATCAAGTATTTTCAACCTCATTCAATTCTTCAAAATGAGACAAGGGAGAATCTAAAACAAGTTGACGATTCTTCCATGCCTCTCTTGCAACAGGGTTATAGGCTATGGTCTTTTCTATAGCCAGAGTTTCCCTGTATTCTTTCGCTTTGGCTGTCTCTGTCCAATGACATTCCAACCCGAAACCGTCAACTACCTCTTTTATGCTATGAAGGTCTGTTCTAAAAAATTCCTTCCGATAGTTCACCTTATTCACTTGATCCATTAAAAAATGTTTATGTAATGTTGTTTCCAACTTCGGCGCATCTTCCGAATAAATCATTGCATGGACATCAAAAGAAAAAGGAACGGACGCATCCCCTAATTCTCTTACTCGATCAAGAGGCTCTAATCGCCGCGTCATCCCAATTTTGAACACACCAGGCCCAAAACTCCCCTCATTTGAGATGACATAGACATATCCGCGTTTTGTTTGTTGAGCCATGGAAAGAGCCCTTTGTCCGGAATCTCTTGCTAGCTGAAGCTGCTTCTCTAATTCTTCTATCTTTATTTCAAGCACTCTTCTCTTTTCTTCATTTTCACCTGCTTCCAGTTCCTTGGCCTTTGCGATGTCAATTTGTCTCTGCAAGGCTCTTTCCTTAGTTTCTGCTTCTCGTAAAGCTTTCTCTATTTCCCTCTGAACTTTTTGTTCCTCCCTAATTTTTTCTTTAATGATTCTCTGCTGCTCTCTATCCAATTCCTTGGCATATTCCATTGCAGACATCAAAGATATTTCCTTGATCCGTGCATCTATATATTCCTGTGTAAACTTGACTCTATTTTTGAAAGCCCCTTCTATTAAGACAGCGGCATCGCGAACCTTCTGTTGAAGAATTCCCACATTTGAAACCTTAACCTCACTCAAGTACAACGAGCAAAGGCTATCCATTGATAACAGTAATATTTTAGTGAGATCTTCCTCACTCGCAGATAGGCTGTCTGCTAAAAATGAAACAGCTCTGCCTTTTTTGCGCATACCTTTTAGCAATGACTTTATATCTTTCAAATTCTTAGCAGCTTGCGTATATCCGTACTTGCTTATAAGTTCATCATAAATAACAGATATGGGTTCAATATATTCATTTCCATATCCCTGAATACACCTTTTTATAACAGAGTTAAGATTCTCAAGATTTTTTCGCTCTGCTTCTAATTTTTTAATATCACTTTCAATCGAACAAGATTTTTTCTTGAGTTCAACTATATCGTTTTCGGACTGTCTTTTTAATTCTTCTATAGCAAGTTTTTGTTGCAAAATATCGTTTTGGAATTTTCCTTTTTTCTCATCCAAAAGTCTATTTTCCTCTTCCAATTCCTTTTTTATCGCATCTGTCCTCCACCAGGGAATGAGGAAAGACGCAATCAAGCAGCATAAAATCAGAATGAACAACAACAAGGGCATAATTCAAAGCAATTAGCACTTTTTTCCAAATACGGCAAGTGGGATAATACAGAACTCCTCGTTTTCCTATTGAAGCCTTCCATCAATAGGAAAAAGCTTGATGCTACGTTACATCTTCATACGGCCATGCCTTACAGGAGACAGTAAAAATCCCCTGTTTCCAGAAGGAAACAGGGGAATGGCAACTACACTGCCTTGGATGTCTGCGCCAAGAACTTGTTGACAAAGTACATTTGGCCTTTGCCTGTCACTTTCGTGGTGCGGGTCACAATGCTGCTTCCTTTGGAATCAATATAAGCTCCCTTCTTGACCTCAAAAAGCCCAAGATCCATAGCCTGTTGGGTGGGAAGATTGTAATCCGCACCGCTTTTGCACAGGTAACCTTCTTCCCGGAGTTGGCGGAAAAGACGGTTCTGACCAATGTCAATATGGTTTTGGTGCAGGAGCCTCGCTAGTTCACGAATGGAGATGGAACTGTTGGAAGCCATCACAGCATCCGCGAAAAGCACCTTGGGAGAATCTTCCACAGCCTTCTCTTCAAGAACCTTTCTCTTCTCTCGTTCGGTCTTCAAGACCTGAAGCGTCAGAATCATGGTATCCGGGTCGGCAAGCATTTCTTCCAGCTTCTCTCCGGTGGCGTACACACCATGCTTCCGGATGGAGGGGAGAATCTCAGCGGTTACCCACTTCTTGAACTTCTTCGCCTCCGGCTTGCGGGAGCGGAGAATCAGAGAGTAGAGTCCGGATTCGTTGATGATTGATACTTGCTGGGTTCCGCCAAGGGTGTGCATACTGTGCACCCCCTTTTCTTCATCTTCTAAAAAGCGAAGAGATGATTTAGAGTCTGCAATGCTAAGCGCATTACAAACATCCTTTGCGACAAACCAGGGTTCCCCGTCCTTCACCACGGCGCGAACCGTGCAATTCAGGGTTTCGTTCTGGAACGGCATGACACCGTTCTGCTGCATTAGGGAGGTTTCTCCTTGCGTATTTCCGTTTAGTATGTTAGTAAACATATATCATTATTGATTGGGCTTACGCCTGTTATTGGTGGTCACCTGCTCCAACAGGTGGCCGCTTTTGTTTGGATGAACAGCATCTCCACTGGGCACGTTCCATAACCTGCCGAAAATTTGTATTCAGGAGTCGGCGAGAGGCCTATGCAGTTCCGATCTTACTTTCAACCAAGCGAGAATCTCTGATAACCGATATCGGGGGTGCCTGCCTTTGGGGTGAATCGCTGTGCCAATTTCAAACTTGGGGCAGCCTTCTCGGCTCCATCGTTGAATTGTTACAACACTGACCTTCAATGTTTCAGACAACTGTTTCCGTGTCAGAAATACCTCTGTACTTCTCTGTTCTTGCGTGACCATGAATAAATGAATACTCTAGAATAATCCAATGGTCAATGATTATTTTCAAAGGGGTGAAAAATGATGTTGACGGAATAACATTGATTATGTATGAATATCTCTAATGACAGAGAACGATCCATTAGGGAATCAGAAACAGGATGATAACAATAACGAAAAGCAGGCGACTATATTTGTTCAGAAAATTAAAAAGAGGCTTTCTGAACTGAAAAAGGATCGACTTTGGTTAGCAAAGTCATTAAATCGCTCAATATCAACGGTAAATGGATGGCTTTCAGCGGGTAAACCAATTCCTAATGAATGCATAAATGAGATTCGTGTATTGTTTGAGAAAGAACAAAGAAAACAAAAAGAAGAGCGAAAGTCGATCACTGCTGAATCAGACAAAGAATGGGAAACATGGCAGATAGCTTCACAAATCGAATTTGCTGATTCTGTTGAGTCTTGGGCTAGAAATATTCTAAATGAATGGGCTATTCGTGTTAATTCACGATCTAATGAATTAGACAAAGGAGAGTATATATGGATTCATCCAAATGATGAAAATTCTCTTCTATTATGGAGGAGTGCTTTTTTTGCTGACACGAGCTTCATGAGGACGTATGGCAATTTAAAAAAAGACCCTTCTTCTATTATAGAGGAAATATTAAATAAGGAAGCTCAAGAAATCATTGCTCGAGAAAAAGAAAAAAATAATTCTTTCTCGTTAAAAAGCGTGGAGCTTGGTCAATTTGATGGGATCTCAGAGGAAGAGGCCAAAGAACGAATAGACGTAGGAGAATATGTGTATTATTTTACACAGGCTAATGCGTACTTATGGCTGGTTGTGTGTGGTATAGAGAATAAAAACGTAAACACATGGGCCAATGAAATTTTGGATAGAAAAGCTGAAGAAGCAATTTTTAATAGGATCAAATCGAACATGAACCCAGACGATGAAATTTTATTCTAAAATCCCCCTATCAAAAACGTAAACCCAAGCCCGGCATCTGCTGGGCTTTTTTGTTCCCTCTTCAAAAAAGCATCCTCTCTTGTTTTCTCTTTCCCGGTATGATAGATTTCAGAGATGTACTCGAAAAGTGATATCAAGCAATGGCTCAAGAATTACAACATAGAAAAGAATTAAGAAGTCAATCGGATACCCCAACTCCTCAAGACTGGGAAACATGATCCTTTTCTATTAAATTTGATTACCTAAACTTGGTTTCAACTTCCAAAACTGTTTCGCCATCTCTCCGGTAAGTCCAACCATATTGGTGTATCTATTACGTAGAAGTTCGGCGGAACGGTGCCCCATTTCCATTTGGAGCTTTCCAAAGTCTGCATAGGTTTTCGCGTGGTAACTGGCAAAGGTGTGACGTAGCACATCTTTAGGCCAAGGCTTTTTCTTTCCCCATCCTGCTCGGTTCCTGACTGCTTCCCACCGGGAGCGCCAATATCCCGGAATAATAGCACCCTTGCGTTCCTTCTCCGGAACCAGGGACAACCATGCCAGCAAAGCCTCGCAGATCGTCACATGCCTTGCTCCACCTGTTTTGGAAGCTGCAGCCCTGACAGTAATAACGCCATCCTCGAAAGATACGTCTTCCCACGTTAACCGCATCAATTCTTCTGGGCGAATGCCGGCAAAAACGAGTATCGCCACGGCAGGTTGAACGGATGTCAAATCCAACTGGGAAGAATCATCCGGCAAAGGCGGTCGGCAAGCGAGCAGCAATCGTTCTACTTCTTCAGGCGTCAATGCCCTGATTTCCCGCTCCTGCGTCTTTAACGCATCAAGCATGCGGGTCGGATTGGAAAGAGCCCATCCACGCTTCATAGCGAGCGTCCAGACGCCGGAAAAGACTACTCTCGCTTTATCCTGCTGAATCGGTGAATCAAAAGCCCTGCCAAACGCCGCACGACATTCCTCTCCTGTGATGCCTCCAATGGGGCGCACACAAAAATCGGGACATCGTTTCTCCATGCGACGAATCATATACCGAATTTGTTGCAAGGTACGCTCACGCCGCCTTGTGATTTTTTCCTTCACACGAACCATTTCCCAAGCGGCTTCACTCCAGGAAGGAGACTTCTTTTCATGCCGTATCTGTGCGGCTCCCAATTTGAAAGCATGCTCTATTTCGGCTATATCTCCTATCCCGGTTTCCTGCATTCTTTTCACGAGTCGGCAAGCATCCACCAACCCTATTCCAGAGCCCTCCAAAATATCCAGCGCAGATAAAGCTTCTACCGCCTGAGCTTGGGTTAATTCAACAATCCCGGCATCCACAGCCACTTTTCCAAGCTTGATTTCCCCGGCCGCCGCCAATGCTTTTTTATAGGAGGGATAAAACCGCTGTTCCCTCTTTCCGGATTCCGAAAAGGAGGCGGGAATTGAGAGGCGCCAGCAGGCTTTCCCCATCTTTTCACGGGAAACATCTTTTACAGGCGTCAAAGGAGCCGCTTTCTTTTTCCGTTTCTCTTCCAT